TGGATAAATGAAAATGGTAAATTAAAGAGCCAGTATGTTATTGACCAGAATAGCACCCAGTACAACAGCGGTGAAACAAGTAATTCGACAATGGCACTTGGTTCTGCACAGCATATGTTAAAAATGCAGTGTAATGATGACACGATTATATTGGATTCCCCAATGCGGTTTGCAATAGATAAAAATATCAAAAAGCCTACCTGTTATAAAGTTACGCAGAATGACAATACTGCTTATAACTATGGTAAAGGACTTTGTTGTGTTACTGTTACGGAAACACCGTTAAATACTGAATCAGATAAACTTATTACTTTGGATGATGGTACGCAGGTGTGGATATGTGATTATGTTGAAGTAACTCCTCTCCCACCCACTCCACAACCACCCGATGAAACGACAGATTTAAGGTGCGTGATTTCTGGGAATACAAATCTGAAAAATGGATATTATCGTAAATTTACTGTAACTTTTTCAGATAATGACGAAAATACTGTTGACTGGCAGGATGTAGATTATCAGTGGAATGTAAAATCAGATTTTGATGTCAAACAAACTATTACAGATAATAAAATAACTGTTTCTGTTAATGATGAGAACCTTATTGGAGGTTCTTTTTTTATATCTATTTGTATTGGTGAAAATATGTTATCTGAAACCAAAGTTAATATTGTTGAGTAATGGAGGTGAATATTTATCGGAAAATCAAGAAGTTATGAAATTATTGAATACAGAAAACTTATAGAAAGGCAAATATGCACTTCTCCTGAGATCATAAAATTACTCGGATGTGAGAATGAAGAATATCCAGAAGATATTATTCCATATAAATATTCATTTCCACATGAATACATACCAGGAGTTCAAAGCGAAACAAAAAGATTCATTAATTATGAAATCAGTGCCCTTATTGATCCTAAAAATAATGTATTCAAAGATTTAACCATTTATTTCTTTGTAGTGTGTCACGAAGATATTATTCAGTATACAGAAAAAGGTAGAACATATTTATGGTATGACAAAGCCGTTTGCGAACTAGATAATATTTTTTGTGAAAAAAATATATTAGGAATCGGAAAAACTATGCTTACAAGTAATATACCCTATGCTCCTCAAATGAAATTCAAAGGAAGGTTATTAAAATTTATAGTAAAGGATTTTAATAATGGGTTGAAATATGGAAAATAAAAAAAGTTTTTTAAATCTATCTTCTGTCGATATTCCCGACACCAAATTTTCTGTACGAATTCCTACTGTCCGAGAAATATTGGAAGACGAATTTACTTATTATGATATTATTTCTTCTCTTACTGCAAGTCCGTTTCAATATATGGTTCAATTAGATGATATAGGAATTGATTTCACAACAGTAACAGATTATCAGTTGTTTATGATGCTATTTACCGTTTATGTTAAGTCTGATTTATCAATTGTATTTGGAGATTTAGATATTTCAGACTTTATGGTAAAGAATAAGGGCAATGGGTTTTTGTACAGTCCTAAGAACAATATAGAAATTAATGAAAAGGTGTATTACGACATAGTTAATACTATAAGGACAATCAATCTACTTGAAAAGGTAAAGTATAAGCCAGGTAATGAATCGGCACGAAAGTATTTATTAGAAAAAGAACGAAAAAACCAAAAAAGAAACGCTAAAAAGAAACGGGAACCATATTTAGAGAAACTTGTTATTGCTTTAGTAAATACAAGTGAATTTCCATACGATTATGATTCATGTATGGATTTATCTATATACAGATTCAATCAAAGTTTTAAGCAGATACAACATAAAATTGCATTTGATAACACAATGGTTGGTGTATATGCTGGCACTGTAGATACATCCAAATTGAGCAATAAAGATATTCTCTCTTGGATTCCAAATAAATAACTCTAATTTTAAAAACAAGACCGTAACTGGTCTTTTTTATTTTGCAAATAAACAAAAAGCAGGAGGACAATCAATGAATATTGATAAGTTTACAATTACATCCTATGATCAGATTACGGGATTTGATAGAACAAACGGTAGTCTGGAAATGATTCTTGATGAACTCAGTGATTTTACTTTATCACACGAGGAAGAGAAAACTGATATCACTGGTAAAGGTGGCAGAGTTATTAGTTCTTTGAAAAAGAACAAGAAGGTTACTGGTAAGGGTACTAATGGTATGTTGTCTGGTGGTGCATTGGCAGCTATGCTTGGTGCGGAAATTGAAGATGGTAAACATATTATCAGATATACGGATACAATCACAGTATCTTCTAATAAGGGAGTTACTACAGAAACCGCTATTGGTACGGTTGGAAATGAAATTGGAACTATTTATGTTAGGGATGCAAATAATGCTTACATTTCTGGTGGTAAAAAGTTAACACAAACAAGTGCTGAACCTGCTACTGGAGAATTTTCTTATGATCCAACCACTAAAGAAGTTACATTCTTTGCTGGCGATGTGGCAGATGGCACGGAAGTAATTACATTCTATGATGCAGAAGTAGAAGGAAAGAAAATTTCTAACAATGCAAATAATTATAGTAAAACTCTCCAGGTATTTATAGATGTAACTTGTCAGGATGGTTGTGACAATCTTTTTCACGGACAGTTTATTATTGATAGGGCTGATTTCACTGGGACATTTGATATTCAGGGCGGTTCCGATCCTGCTACACAAGGATTTGAATTTACTTCTATGCCAAATTTGTGTACTGGAAAAAGCGACTTATGGGATTTTGTGCTCTTTGACTAAAGGTAATATAAAGCTTGGATTGGTGTGTTAAATATACTCATCAGTCCAGATTAAAACGGAGGTCAATATGTCAAATAAAAAGATGATTCCTTGCCGTATTTGTGGAAAACTTTTTGAGCCTTGCTCATACTGCCAGTCACACTCAGATATTTTTAGATGGCGCAATTTTGCATGTTCAAGAGAGTGTGCCACAAAATATATTAATGATACTATTGCATATCGTGAATCACAAAAACGACAAGTAACCAAAAATAAAACAATAGAAACAAATGAGCTTAATCCAAAACCTTCTACTACAAAGAGTGCTATGATAAAGCGAAAAACTAATAAAAAAGCTATGGAAGAAATTATTAAAAACGATCCAGAAAATAATGAAACCGAATAAGGATATTGTGTATTGTAATTTTGTAGGGTTATAACTAATACACAATATTTTTGTAATAGTTATAACCCTATTTTTTACGATTTGAGGTGATAAAAATTAAACAGGGAATAATTTTTGATTCCTTAGATGAAGTTTATGAACATTATAATAATGATGTTTTAAAACTGGTAAATATTAAGCAATTACTCTTCTATTCTGATATATGTGGCATTCAGCCTGATTGGATTGGAAAATCTGTTTATGATGGAAAACTAATTGCTTATTACGGCAAGGAGCGTACAAAAGAATGTTGGGAACGTTGGAAGCGATATGATACTTAATCAAACAGAACAACAATTTCAAGTGGTGACATAAATGTTATTAAGGACTAAGAAAAAATCACATGAACGTACTATGCATCAATTAGAGCAACGGCTTCAAATTGCAGAAATGAAGCACGAAGAATGGGAAATAAAATATGAGATATTCAAATCATATCTTCCATTTCACATCAAACTAAAATTCAATAAATTAGTAGTATTACTATCCATTGTCGCAATTATATCCTATACAATTGCGGCTATTTTATTGCAAAAGTATACCTTAGTAGAATTAAGCCCTACTCTTACAACTTGTGTGTATGCATTTTTCGGAACAGAATTACTGGGGTTAGCGAGTATTAAGATATGCGATACTAAATTTATGCAATGTGAACCAAGTAATATATCAGAAAAAATAATCGAAAACGATCCTGATGCGGTCGGTTAGGAGGAATTATGGAATTTTCAGAAATGCTTAATTATGTTTTATATGTAGTGTTGACAGTTATTATGCCAGTTGTCGCTACATATGTGGTTAATCTTATTAAAGCAAAAATTAAAGAAAGTAATATCATTGCTGATGCTACCAAAAATGAAGATTTAAGTAAAATTGTTGAAGGTGCATTGTCTGATGTAATGGACGCAGTTTTATATATAAATCAGATATATGTAGATTCGTTAAAAGCAAGCGGACGTTTTGATGAAAAAGCTCAAGAGGAAGCATTTAATCGTGCCTATGTAGAGGCTATGAATATGATTTCTGATGAGGCAAAGAAGGTTATTGAACAGTTATATGGTTCCTTTGATAAGTGGCTGAAACTGAAAATTGAATCTTCTGTAAATATGGCAAAGAAACAGTAAGGATGTGATATTATATGTCCAAAAAGGTAAATGAAGTTATTTCTTATTTTGAAAATCTTTATAAAAACAAAACAATATACTTATGGGGAGCAAACGGAGAACTAATCACAAAAGAACTGTGTGATAAGTTATTTAAAACATATGGCTCCTCTACATATAACAGGCAGTATTATGATAATAAATTCAAAGAAGGATCAGGGCGCATAGGCGCAGATTGTTCAGGCGCAATGTGTCCTGTATCTGGATTTGATACGACTGCACAAGCTTATTATAACAAATGTTCCACAAAAGGTAATATTACTTCCGTTCCAAAAGATACACCTTGTTTAGTATTCAAAGGAAAATCAACATCTGCAATTAATCATATTGGATTTTATCTTGGTAATGATTATGTTGTTGAAATGAAATCCAGTAAAGAGAATTGTGTCAGGAGCAAATTAGAGACTGGTAGTTGGCAATGGTATGGTATTCCGACTTGGATTGATTATTCTTCTACTTCCACACTAAATACATTATCAAATATTAAGGATATATTTATTTTAAGCAAACATAAAAATGCAACCAATATTTTATCTGAAAAATACAAATTGAACAGAGGTTAAAATGAGAGCAGTCATTTACGCAAGATATTCAAGCGATAACCAAACGGAAGCGAGTATCGAAGGTCAGCTCCGCGAGTGTATGGAATACGCAACCTATAACGATATTCAAGTTATGGGCAATTACAT